GCCGTCTCGTCCTGGAACCGCGAGACCGTGAGTGGAGGAAACACCCACGTTTCCCCTGCCGGAATGGATTGCACAAGGCTGTGCGTCGCTCCGTACTCGCAGACCCCCTCGCCAACGATCGTGACCACGATGGGGTCAGTCGCGTGAGCGTTGTAAACAATGAGGATGATGTCGCTGGAGTTGTTCATGGTGAACACCATGTCCGCCACCAGCGCCTCGCCCGTATACTTCTGTGGCGTGTCCTTGACGAACGCCTGTACCGTCAATGATGTTGCCGCCATGCTACGCCTCCCAGTGGATGATCTTCAAGCTGATGCGCTGGCCCCAACTGCCGTCCAGCATCTTCACGGCTTCCTGCGCATCCCATGTCACGCGCGCCAGACGCCGCCCGTCGCTCGCCGTGACGCTGGAACCGAGCGCCGCCTTGATGTCGGCAACCAGCGTGCGCAGTTCTTCCTCCGTCTTTGCCCCTGCCGAAAGGAGCGCCGACGACTCGTATCCATATTTGCGGGTCGTGGTCGACAGCACCGCCAGATACGCCACGGGCAAGGACGGGGCGATGGACGCTGCGTCCTGCACGGCAATGACGGGAGTGATCTTCTCGACCAGCGCTTCGCGGACCGTCATACTCATCGCTGCCACCTGCCGACCGCCGCGCCGACGAGCGTGCGGACGGAGGGCGCCATGGCGTCGAGCGCGGGAGTCATGAACGGATGCGCCTGCGAGCCGCGCCAATGTACGTGCCAGCCGCTCCAGCGCGTGCTGTCGTCGGGACCCTTCCACGTCCACGGCACACCACCGTTGCTTGTACCGCGTTCCAGGAATGCGCCGATGTCGTTATAGGTCTTGCCGTCCCGCCCGGGGTAGGGGTCGCGCGAGGGACCGACCGTCACCGTCACCTGCGTGCTGTCCGCCGCAACGTCCAGCGTACCGATGGATGGAGACAGGAACCCACGGTCGACGTTACCGTTCGCGGCCATGATTGCCCGTGCCTGGTTCGCCACCATGCGCGCACCGTCCATGAGGGCATTCTGCACCTCGCCTGCGAGCGACTGCCCGTAGCGGTTCAGTGCGTTGAAGCACGCATCCCCGGGGTCGACCGTGATGGTAAGGGTCATGTCGTCAGGTTCACTACGCCAAGCAGCCACGGACGCAGCAGATCGCGCGCCTGGGGGCTAAGCAAGCCGTGACGGGCGGTATAGACTTCATGGAGATCGCCGCGCGATGCCGCCGTGACGCCCTGCTCCTGCAGGCGAACGCGCTCCGAGTCGCCGTACTTGAGAATGGCAAGCGCCTCTTCGCATGTCGCGTCCTTGACGCACTGTGGCACGACCGTGTCCGTGACGGCTGCCATGTCAATGGCGCTACCGTCGATACCGTTGTAGCGGTCCGTCCGCACAGTGTAGACGCGCGGGAAAGCGTCGGTCTGCGTGGTCGTCGCACGGATCCCCACGAGGGGCTGCGCGTCGATGGCGCGCTGCGCCATGGCGAGCGCCGCCGTCTTCTGGGATGGTGACGCATTCTGCCACTCGCTGACGTAGAGCCGCGTAGCGAAGTACGTCGCCGCATCCGCCACGGTCACGTAGGCAGCCATCTACTTCTCCTTGTGCGACTTTCCCGATTTCTTCCGTTCCGCAGTTGACGCACTCGGAATGTCGGAAGGAGAAGATGTGACGACTTCGGAAGATGACGAACTCTGAACTTCTTCACTGTCGCTCTTGACGACTTCGGAAGATGGCGAATTCTGCACTTCGGGCATTTCGTCTGTGACGACTTTCGCAATGCCCCGCGCGATCCACCGCTTCGCCGTCTTGGCGTCCGCGTCGACCACGTCGCCTGCATGGACGAACGCGCCGCTCTGGACCCCTGTACTCACCAGCATCTGTACCATCATGCGACACCTCCCCTTGAGGGGTGCGCTGGTCTTATTAGGTTCCAGCGCGTGAGACGGAGCATGCTGTTGATCGCGCAGCGCGTCCGTCCGACCGGCAGAGCCTCAGTTACTCGCTTTCCTGTCCCGGTCTTCATTGCTTGCTACACCAGGTAGTAGAGGTCCAGCACCTTCGTCCCGTCGAGCGTTCCGGCAGGGGCATAGGTATTGGATTCCAGAGCCGATGCACTTGTGACCAGCGTTCCGGCGTCTGCCGCCTTGTTGAACAGCGACTTGACCATCACGGCGCCGTCGACCTTGTTGATGAGACCGAGTACATTTCCACAGACAATCGCAGCGGTATGCGTTCCAATCGGCGTATGGATGTTCGTGACCGTCTTGAACGCCTTGGCACCGGTCTGCGCATTCGTCCCCGAGAGCGTGAAGTCCTCGGAGATCGTCGCACCGGCGAGGTTCGTGCCGGTGATCGTGATCTTCTCGGTCGCCCCGGCATTACCGGTGACGACGAGGTTGCGCGCCACGTCGGGCTGCGTGATGGCGGTCGTGACATCCACAGCCGCCTCCCCGCAGGTGAGCGTCGCATGGATCGTCTTCGTGCTACCAAGCACCGCCGTGATGGCTTCGTGCGCGATGAACGCCTCATCGCAGGGCGTGGTGCCTGCCACGCCCTGAATCTTCTGCCCCGCAGCGGGGTTATGAGGATACCAGCTCATGCCGCGCCCCCTCTAGGCAGACGTCAGCACAGCGAACGGATAGCGAGTGCCTGACGTGCCGTTGACCCGGTTGATGGGGTTGGGAAGCTGCCAGCCGAGACGCATCGTGATGCGGAGTGCGACCATGTCCTGCTGCCCGAGGTTGAACTGGATGTTGCCCGAGGCATCGGTGATGACACCCTCAGTCAGGAGCTTGTAGGTCATGTCCTGACGGATGGAGTACACCGCCTGCTTCCAGTCGCCGGCGATCATGAGTGCCGTGCCGACGGTCGCGCCGTTGCGCGCGTACTCGAGAGGCTGACCGTAGAGCGAGGACGGCGTACCAGCGGTCATCGCGGGCTGGAAGATGAGATTGCCGTTCGCGTCGCGCACGCCACGCAGCGACGCCTTCATGGAAAGCACGCTGTAGAAACCGTTCACGTCGTAGCCGTCGGCCTCGACCTTGGACATGAGTCCGCCGGACCCGCCGATGTCGTCGGCAAGGTCGCCGAGTGCGCCCATCACAATCTTGTTGCTGGCGTCGGCAGCATCCTTCACGATGCCTTCGGGCCAGGACGTCGGAGCGCCGCTGTTGAAGATGGCCGCGTTGTCGATGAGAACGCCGAATGCTTCTCCGACCTTCTCCTTGACGCTGCCCCAGATGTCATATGACGCGTCGGCCAGCACGTTCTCGGGAATCGGCACGATGCACGCGATCTCTTCTGCCGTGATGACCTTGGTCGCCCATGCCAGGTTCGTCGTTTCCTTGAGTGCGGCGTTCGATCCGTCGCCCGCCTCGCCGGTCACGAAGTACGCGGTCGGCAGTGCAGACAGCACAGGAAGCGTGAGCGTCGCGGACGACATATTCGGAAGACGTGTCGCCATGCGCAGGAACGCCGAGTTCTCGGTCGCTCCCTGGATCATCGTATCTGCCACAGGGGCAGGAATGAGCGCTGTCGCGTTCGGGCGCGTGATCATGCCCGTATAGGCGTCAGCATTGACTGTCGTAGGATATGCAGCCATGAAACCCTCCTTGGGGGTTGCCTAGAATCCGATCTTGCCTCGGATCAAGGCATTCATGTCCGGCGGTCCGCCGCCGGCTGGTCCCGCAGGACCGCCGACCGGCGCCTTCTTCGCGCCGAGCAGTTTCGTCAGTTCACCGACATCGGCCTTGATTTCCTCGGGCGTCTTACCACGCACCCGATCAGCCCACGAAGTCGGCAGCCCCGCCTCTTCGAGCATCTGGACGCGAAGCACTTTGGCGTCGCGCTCCGTCAGCTGGTTCATCAGGTCTGCGTTCGCACCTTCGAGTTCCTTGATGCGTGCGTCCTTCTTCTGGTCCTCGGTCATCTGGGCCTGTTTCAGCTTGTCGTAGTCCGCCGCCTTCGCCTTGAACTCGTCGTACCCGGCGAACTTCTTCCGTTCACGGTCAAGCCTCCCCTGAACGAGGGCGTCAAGTTCTTCCTGCGTCCTTGGAAGGCGGTTGCCGTTGTCTGGTTGCTGTTCTCCCTGTGTTTCAGGTGCCTTTGCTTCGGATACCTTTGCTTCGTCTGCCATGTCATGCCTCCTTGGTTCCGGCTCTGGAGTTGCCGTTGTTAGCGATGGCCGCTGCCGCTTCTGCTGCGGTCAGTGGCGCAAGCGTATGAACGCAGTGGCAGTGGAACACGCCGTCTGCCTCTGCATCGTCGACGGTTGCAAATCCCGGCGTCGCGCCGGTCACGGACAGCACGCTGCCTGCCCATTTCGCACAAGCCTCGCAGGTGTTGTCGTCGATCTCGTCGCTCAGCTGCACGAGGTCCAGACCCTGCGCCTGCGTCTCTGCCTCGACGCCCGCGTTGTAGGCCCGCATGACGCTCGACTGCGCCACGACATCGACGTACGTGTCCACCTTCCAGCTGTGCCCTGCCTTGTCGATGAAGCCCGTCACCCCTTTGCTGAGCACGTCCTGCCGCAGTTGTGCGGCGAGGGTCTGCCAGTTCGTCGGGTTTGCCAGCCGCGCACCCGCCGCTCCTGCCTGCGCGGACGCAAGGAGCGTTGCAACGTTGTGGTCGACTGCCGTGTTCACGCTCTGCAGCTTCTCCAGAACAACCGCCGCCAACGACGCGATGATGGCAAGGTGCACTGGCGAGCTCTCGGGGTGCGGCAGAGCCAGACGCTCGCTTGCGTCCATGAGTCCCCGGGCATAGAGCGTCGTCAGCGAATCGTCCGCCCAGTCCCGCGCCTGCTGTCCTGCGCGCTCCATCCGTGCACGGATGGAGGTCTGCGCGGTGCGCAGCGCTTCAGCGGGCTTGGCGCTTGCGAGCGCGGCAGCGAGGAGCAGCACCGCCTCGTCCTCCGCGTCCTTGTACAGTTGCGTGAGACGTTTGCGGCGCAGTTCCGCGTCGTTCAGCACGCGCTCACGCCTGTCCATTCGTTCCATTCTTCAGCGCCGCCGTCAGCCGGTCGGTGAGCGGCGCACCCTGGTCTGTGACCGCCGGCGTCTCCGCCGCCGCCTTCTGCGCGTCCTGCTCGATGGCCTTCAGTTCCTCGTCCAGCGCCGAGCCGCCCTTCTCCAGCGCCACGCTGACCGCCGTTCTGGTCGACACCAGCCCTGCGGCCTTGAGCGTCGCATACGCCGATGATGTCTCGACGAGATCCTGCGGCAGGCCGTCCTGCCACGCGATGTGCACGTCCTGCACGCCGATCTCGACCGCGCCCTCCACCTTATTTGCCACGGCAAGCCGCGAAGCGACGCTGATGACCTGCCGCACGGCGGGGTCGAACTGCAGGCGCAGACGGTTGATCTTGCGCAGCGTACTGATGAGCAGCCGCTTCATGGCGGAGCCGCTCTCGGCACGCCCAAAGTCGCCGCCGAAGAGCGCCGGACTGATGCCGGTGAGCTGGAACTTCCTGTCCTGCAGCTCGTCCAGCTCCTTGAACGCCGCGTCGAGCTGCCCGTCCCAGGTGAGGTAGTTCACGTCCTCCCCCACGTTGAGCGGAAAATACTTGCCGCCGGTCTTGACCTCTGCCTCGCCGGTCTGCGGATTCGTCGTCACCACGCT